AACCGACTCTGTGGTCGATGCCCTGGACCGTGGACAAGGACATCACCAAGGCCAGCAAGGATCGTATGACGGGTCGCACCTATACGATCGAGCACCCGGACGAGGGTTACGACATTTACTTTGACAAAGACGGCGAAGGGCTGGCCACGAAATACACCGGATTCCAAATGGCGCGCAGCCCAACGCGCGTGCCGGAGTCCGCGCTGAACTTCGTATCAGAAAACCCCGTGCTGGCTACGCTGAACCAACGCTCAAACGAAGAAGTGCAGGCGATCTTCCAAGGTGTTGTATCGCAAGGTCGTGGTGGGCGTGACAATGATCGACCGCGTGACGGTGGCCGCCCAGACCGCACCCCGCCGCGCGACGACACGCCGCCGCCCGCCAGTGAGCACGACTATGGCGGGGGTCGCGATCATCCCAACGCTGAACGGCCAGCAGCCGCACGACCGGAGCGCATGATCCGCGAAGAACGTCCAAGTGATCGGCCACCAGTCGATGAGCGTCCACAGACCATGCGCCCGATGCTTACGCGTCCCACGACAATAGAACCGACACCGCCTGTTGAGGCACCAACACCCCCAGCCACGCTGTCGGCCGCAGCGCAACGGGCCGCTGCACTACGGGCGAGGCTCAACAAGTGAGCAATGAAAGCAGACCAGGCGCACCGCCCGCCAGCGTGCTGCACCCAGACGAGCTGTTGCGCTTGCGCTTGCTACGGGCACTCGAGGAAGTTGGTGATTGTCTACGCTCGTTGTCATGGGTTCTCATTCAAGGCATCCGCGAAGACAACGCGGCGCACCGTGGCAGTATCGCGGTGGGCCTCGAGCGTGCGGCCGTGCTGTGCCGGGGTGGGCCCTATAACTTTGCTGCCGCCGACCCACCACCCGCCCCAAAAACGGAAAATCAAGCGCCGCCAGGCGATTTTGCAGCGCTGGCGGCACCCGTGGTGCCCGTAAGCCCTGCGGAGGCCCTGGCGCGTGCTGGAATTGCGTCTGCGCCAAAGACTGAAAACTAACTGGGAAGAAGTTCTAGCTATGCAACGGCCAACCATAGCAACCAAGTCACCAGCACCACTAGCAGCGCAAGTGCCGGAATCCAGTGTAGTCCATCACACAAGCGGGAGCTTAATGCTTGACCTTGTGCTGGGCGGTGGTTGGGGTGAGGGGCGAATCGTCAACGTGGTTGGTGACTCATCCAGCGGCAAAACGCTGCTGGCCGTGGAGGCGTGCGCGAACTTTGCCCGCAAAGCGCCGCTGGAGAATATCCGGTATCGAGAAGCAGAATCCGCGTTTGATGAGAACTACGCAGCGCAAATCGGTTGGCCGACGGGTCTGGAAATTCCGGAGGAGCCGATGGAGACGGTGGAGCAGTTCTACACCGACCTTGAGGCTTGGTTGGACAAGCGCGACGGAATAACCCCGTGCCTGTATGTGCTGGACAGCCTGGACGCGCTGTCGGACGCCGCTGAGCTTGATATGGACTTTGACGAAAAGACCTACGGTGCAAGCAAACCCAAGCAGCTATCCAAGATGTTCCGCTTGCTTGTGCGCAAGATCGAAGACAAGCGCTGCACACTAATGATCATCTCGCAAATACGCGACAAGATCGGGGTTGTGTTTGGTGAAAAGCACAGCCGCAGCGGTGGACGCGCGCTTCAGTTCTACTGCTCGCAAGTGCTGTGGCTGGCTGAAATCAGCAAAATTAAGAAGACTGTGCTGGGCACACAGAAGACCGGCATCGAGCGTGTAATCGGCACACACGTCTTGGCTAAAACCAAGAAGAATAAGATTGGTATTCCGCACCGTGAATGCGAGCTAACCATCATCTTCAGCTACGGCATCGACGACGAGGAAACTATGCTGGGCTGGCTAAACAAGAACAACGGGGGGTCGCTACTGGACAGCACAATTTCACAACTACGTGCAACTCTTAGTGCGGCCCGCCAGGCGCGTGACTACGGGCGGATTGACGCTATCCGCGACTTGCTGCGGGAAGCGTGCATCACGCATTGGGCAACAATCGAGGAAGCCCTGGCTCCCACCATTCAGAAGTATAGGTGACAGCAATGAAGACCAAGACTTCACTTGTGCTCGGTCTGGTGTTGTGTTCCCACATAGCGCACGCCCAGCAGATGTGTGCCTTCATTAAGTCCATGTTTGACGGCCTACATGCGGACTACCACGAAAGCGTAGTGTGGATGGGCAACGGAAAACATGGCGTCCAAGTCTACATGACGCAAGCAACCGACGGCAAAACGTGGTCTGTTCTTTACACGGACCCGGCCTCCGGCACCGCCTGCATGCTGGCCTCTGGCAAACAAGGCCAATTCGTCGACACGCGCAAGCAGAAGTGAGATGCGCAAGGGCGGGGGGCAACACAAGGGCGCTGCGTTTGAACGCAAGGTCGGCCAGCAGTTATCTCTTTGGCTGACTGAGGGAGCGCGCGCCGACTTATTCTCGCGTAACGTCCTGTCGGGTGGACGCTTCACGCTGGCGGTCAAAAACGGCGTGGAGACCTCCACACCAGGCGACCTTATGGCCGCACACCCGCTGGCGTTTGAGTTCTTATCGCGTTTTATGGTTGAGTGCAAACACTACAAGGATTTGCAAATCCTTCAGTTCCTGCTTGACCGCCGCAACGGCACATCATTCCTATCCAAGGTGATCGACAAGGCCGGGCGCGAGGCCAAACACAGCGGCTTGATCCCGATGGTGATTGCGCAGCAAAATCAACTGACGTCGCCGCTGGTGTTTCTACCAATGAGCGCCGGCGTGCATGTGCTGTCCGCGCGCCAGCCGACCGGGGTGGTAGTCTACCACAAGCTGCATCGGGACACGGTGCTGGTCCTGCGCCTGGACGCGCTGTGCATGTATATCCGAGCCAAGGATCTGCTAACGCTTGTGGGAGCACGGTTGTGATTTTGACAGCGGATTGGCACCTGACGGACAACCCGGCTGACGAATACCGTTGGGATGTGTTTGATCGATTGCACGAAATCATCGACCTAACAGGTCACAAACACATCGTCATTCTCGGAGACATCACTGACCGCAAGGACAAGCATTCGGCTAGACTGGTCAACCGGCTTATCTCAAAGCTGGAAGACCTATGCTATGACAACGGCCAGGTGACTATCCTTATGGGCAACCATGACATGCCGCTCAACGGACCCCCGTTCTGGCAAATGCTAACTGCTCTTGAGGCCAAAATCAGCTTCCACACTGAGCCCTGTCACATTGAGGACATCCTGTTTCTTCCCTACACACACGAACCCGGCCTAGCGTGGTCCAAACTAAACTGGAATAACTTGCGGGTTGTGTTCATGCACCAAACAGTGACAGGTGCCAAGGTCGGGCACCACGCGCTGACGGACCATCGCGGGGTGCCCGAGTTCCCTGCTAGTGTGCGGGTTTATTCTGGTGATATCCACACACCGCAAACTGTGCGCGGTGTGACGTATGTTGGTGCCCCACATCCAATCAAGTTTGGTGATGACTACGAATGTCGTATTCTGACACTTGACCAGAACTACAACGTCGACGATGAGTTTATTCTGGACCCGCCGCGTAAACAAATCCTAACCGTGCGTTCCCTGACAGAATTGCAGCGTCAGCCGGTGAAGCCAGGCGACCAGTTGCGCATTCGCTGCACACCCACTTCGGGCAGCGCAGAGCAATGGTTGCTGGATCAAGAAAAGCTGGCTGCGTGGGTTCGGGAACGCGGCGCGACCGTAGTATCCGTGGAAGTAGACCTTTTGACACCGGACAGCAGCGTTGCCGAGTTCACGGGTGGTGATGACCCCTACAGTGTGTTGACCCGCTGGGCTGCGTCCGAAACTATCGGCGAGGACTTGCGCATCACCGGCCAATCATTGCTAGACGAAGAACTGCGTGAGTCCCGCTAATGCAACGCATTACGTTGGATCAATTACTGATCGAAGGCTTTAAGTGTTTTCGCGACAAGACTATCGTTCAATTCCCCGATAAGGGTGGCTTCTATTTTCTAACGGGTAACAACGGCCCGGAGCCGCGACTAGGCGCTAACGGTGCCGGTAAATCGAGTCTGTGGGACGCGTTGTGCTGGTGCTGGTATGGGGTTTCGGTGCGGGGCAACAAAGCCTCCGAGATCACTTCATGGGGTGTCAAGCGCGCACACGTTGCTAACGACTTCACGATCGGTGATACGCGACATCGCGTGGAACGCTGGGGTTCACCAGACCGCTTAGTGCTGGATGGCGTTGTCATAGCGCAGCCAGCGTTGGACACCGTGCTGGGCTTGTCCAGACAGCGATTCTTGCATTCTGTGTTGTTTGGTCAGGGTGCGCCGCTATTCCTCGACCTCACGGTTCCGCAGCGCGGCGACTTGCTGGACGAGGTGCTGGACCTCGGTTTGTGGATGCGCCTGTCCAAGCGCGCCAGCACGCGCGTCGCGACAATGGAAAAAGCGCTAATCGAACACCGCAAGGAAATCGCTTACAACGAGGGACGTTTGCGTGGTCTGCCGGACGAGAACTTGTTGCGCCAGCAGGAAGCTAACTGGAACGCGGATAACGACGCGAACCTGACCAACATAGCAAATCAGATCGAGAAACTCGAAGCTGCTGTTGACGTGTTGGACAAACGCGTCACACACCTGGCGGGCCAGCGTGCAAAGCTGCCCAACATCGACGCGACAAACGCCACCATGCGCGGACTTGATACTGCGCTATCGGACAAGCGCGTTGAGATTACGCGGATCACTGATGCGCGACAGCGCGACAACGCGCTGGTTGCATTCTACAGATCACACAAGGATTGTCCTACATGCAAGCAAGGATTGAGCGAGGACTTTATCGCTAGTCAGATACACACACTTGAGCGTGACGTTGCTGGTGCGTCCGTGGACCTGGACGCGCTACACGACCAGTTCGAAACCATCATGGCCAAGCGGGAGCGGCTGCGCACGGAACTGGACGAGCAAATCATCAAGCTCCGCACCGTAGACAACGAACTGACGGAAGCCACCACGGCACGCAATCTACAAGCCCGCGCGCTGGACACGCTAACGGCCGAGCTGGACCGCCTGCTAACCCCCGTCAAAAACCCGTTTTCAGAGGCGCTGGCACGGCTGGCCGACCAGCGGCGGGGTGTAGCAGCGACTCAACAGCAAACCGCCCTGGCGATAGCGGATTTAACTGTTGAGCTGGACCGCACGAAATACTGGCAGGAAGGGTTCAAACGCGTTCGGTTGTTTCAAATCAAGTCAGCACTATCCATGCTTGAGCTGGAGACCGCGAACGCAGCCTCGGCCCTTGGGCTGCCTGGCTGGCGCATCAGCTACGTCACGGAGATTGAGACCAAGTCCGGCACCATGCGGCCAGGTGTGCGGGTGCAAGTTACGTCACCCACCGTATCCGCACCGTGGGAAGTGTGGTCGGGTGGTGAGGGCCAGCGTATTCGTCTGGCCGTGCAACTCGGTATAGCGGCAATGGTGCAGCGTATGTGCGGGATAACATTCGGGTTTGAGGTTTGGGACGAACCTTCCAATTGGCTGTCGCCGGAGGGGATAGACGATCTACTGGAATGCCTACGCTGGCGGGCGGATGCGACGGGGCGCGCCGTATGGTTGCTAGACCACCGCGCGTTGTCCTTCGGTGGCTTCGACGAGGTGTGGCTGGCGGACAAGACCAGTGAGGGCACCACCATCGAACTGATACAGGAGAACACCCGTTGATCCCCTATGAGCAGTTCCTCACCAACAAGCACATCCGCGCCACGCCAGTGAGCATAACCAACCCGCTGCGCATAGACGCACCCTTGTTCGATTTCCAACGCGCGGCAGTTGAGTATTGCTTGCATGTCGGGAGGTGCGCGCTGTTCCTCGATACCGGGTTGGGTAAGTCGATCTGCGAACTGGAGTTCGCACGGCAGTGCATCCACGCCACGGGTAAACCCGCGTTGATCCTAACCCCTCTGGCCATCGCAGCGCAGATGGTAGGGGAGGCGCGCAAGTTCGGTTACGCTGCGCGCATCATACGCAAGCAAGTAGACGCGGGCGCGTTCATCAACGTGTGCAACTATGACATGGCAGAGCACCTAGACTTTCGCGCCTACGGGTGCCTGATCCTGGATGAGTCCTCGATACTCAAGAACCACGCGGGGGCTACGGCGCGCGCCCTTGTCGATATGGGTGCGAATATCCCCTACCGGCTATGCGCGTCTGCCACGCCCGCGCCCAACGATCACACCGAGCTAGGGATGCACGCCGAGTTCCTAGGCTTGCTACGGTCTGATGAGATGCTGGCGCGGTGGTTTATGAATGACCGCGAGAATACAAAAGAGTGGCGTCTCAAGGGACACGCCGTCAAGCCCTTTTGGGAGTGGGTCGCGTCATGGGCTGTAATGGCGGAAAAGCCTAGTGACCTAGGGGACTACTCGGACACGCGCTACGAATTGCCCGCGTTGGATATCCGCGAGCACATAGTGAACCACGTGGTAGACGCCGCGCCCGGTGCGAGTGGTTTCTTCAGCGTGGTCTCCGCTACCAATCTACATGGCGTAAAGCGCAGCACGGCGGCGGGACGCGCCGATCTGGTGCAAACCATCGTGCAGGCGGAACCTGATGAGGCGTGGGCTATCTGGTGCGATACAGATTACGAGGCGGATGAGTTATGCCGGCGCTTACCCGGTGCGTTGGACTTGCGGGGCAGCCAAAGCCCCGCACAGAAGGAGGCGTCACTGCTGGCATTCTCCACGGGTGCTAACAAGCGGATCATAACCAAGCCCAGCCTATCAGGCTTTGGTCTCAACTGGCAGCACTGCGCGCGCACCGTGTTCGTAGGGCGCTCGTTCTCGTATGAAACATGGTATCAAGCTGTGCGGCGCTTTTGGCGGTTTGGCCAGGCGCGCACGGTGGTTGTGCATCTGATCTTCGCGGACGGCGAGCGGCACATCGATGCGATCCTCGGTAACAAGTCGGAGAAGCACGCCAGCATGAAACTTGAGATGCGCGCCGCTACCAAGCGGGCGATGCGTATAGCTGACCAAGGCACAATTTACAGACCAACGAAAGCAGGGGACTTACCGGCATGGCTGTAGAATGCTTGGACCAATCACTCACTAAGGATTACGCCCTCTACCAGGGCGATTGCGTGTCAGTGCTGCGCCAGCTACCCGCCGGTTGCGTCGACTTCTCGATCTACTCCCCTCCCTTCGCTAACCTGTTCATCTATTCGGACAGCATGGCAGACATGGGCAACGCCACGTCGGATAGCGAGTTCTTCGATCATTATGGGTATCTCGTGGCTGAGCTCACGCGGTTGCTCCGCCCCGGCCGCTTGATCGCGGTTCATTGCTCCGACTTGCCTTACGTCAAGTGGCGGGACGGTCGCATCGGTATCAAGGATTTCAGTGGTATGCTGATCCGCGCGCACGAAGCGCATGGGCATACCCTGCATTCCCGTGTAACGCTTTGGAAGTCGCCGGTCACAGAGATGCAGCGCAACAAATCCATCGGATTGCTCTACAAGCAACTTCGCAAGGATAGCATCAAAAGCCGGCAAGGGTTCCCCGACTACCTATTGGTGTTCCGCGTGCCAGGGGAAAACGATAAGCCTGTTACACACACGCCGGAGAGCTTCCCCTTGGCACAATGGCAGGAGTGGGCGTCCCCCGTATGGACCACTATCGATTGGTACAACACGCTAAACCGGGAGTTGGCGCGCGAGGAGTCAGACGAACGCCACATCGCGCCGCTCCAACTAGACCTAATAGAGCGCGCATTGGTCCTATGGTCCACGCGGGGGGATACAGTGCTCTCACCCTTCGCGGGTATAGGGTCCGAGGGCTACGTCAGCGTCCAACAAAAGCGTAGGTTTATCGGCACAGAACTGAAGCAATCCTACTACCGCGAGGCTTGCAAGTTTCTCGCCCGTGCTGTGACGGCGGGTAGTGCCGGGTCGCTACTAGACCTCGATACGCAAGCGCCCCCGAAGCTCACGAAGCCAACGCTCAAGAGGACCGCAACATGATCACCGCCGAACGCTACCACGACATCTCTTGTGGCCACCGGGTTTACGGGCATGAGAACGCTTGTGCGGGGCTGCATGGCCACAACTACCGGGTAACTTTCACGCTTGGTAGTATCGCGGGAGACCTGGACACTATTGGTCGCGTAATTGACTTCAGCATCATCAAAAGCAAGCTGTGCATGTGGTTGGAGGACAACTGGGATCACAAGTTCCTCTTGTGGGAGAAAGATCCGCTCTACGGACGCATGAGCCTGCTGCTGCGCGAGGGCTACCCCGGTGATCCCACGGACCCGCTGACACAGTCCTTGATCGGCGTGCCGTTCAATCCCACGGCAGAAAACATGGCGAACCACCTGATGTATATCATCGGACCGCAGCAGCTCCTCGGCACGGGTGCTGGGTTGCAATCCGTGCGCGTGGAGGAAACGCGCAAATGCAGCGCGACCGTAACCAAGTTCTAGGAGGACACCATGCACGGCAAGAACCTAATAGTAGGTCGGCGCAAGCTCGAGCAGGGCTACGCGATACACTCCATATTCAAAACCATACAAGGAGAAGGGCCGTGGGCCGGATGGCCGGCGCTGTTCGTGCGGTTTGCTGAGTGCAATCTGCGTTGCTACTTTTGCGATACGAATTTCGATACAACAGTCATTCTAAGCCTGCAAGAGCTTGTCGCCACCATCTGCGCCAGTCAAGCGAAGCGCGTGGTGCTGACGGGCGGTGAGCCCATGCTGCAAGCCCTGCCCGAGTTGCTTATGGCAAACACGCAAGCCATCTTCCAAATCGAAACCGCCGGCACCGTCTGGCCGGAGGGTATGGAAGACGTTCCTTACGACAAAGCACCTGTGATTGTGTGCTCGCCAAAGACCCCGGCTGTGCATCCGCGTATCGAGGAGCGCGTAGTATTTTGGAAATACATCATTCGCGCTGGCGAACTTGGTGACGACGGCCTGCCCAACAAATCAACGCAAATTGTTGGGCAGGCCGCGCGTATATTTCGATCGGAGCGAAAATACTCCGTGATCTACGTGCAGCCCTGCGACGAGGACGACCCAACAGCCAACGCAGCTAACTTGCAGGCCGCCGTCACAAGTTCGATGGTCCACGGCTATAGGCTGTCACTTCAGCTGCACAAGATTGCGGGCCTCCCGTGATACCAGAGCTGAAAGGATCACTGGAAGAAAACATCCTAACCCTAATCGGTTGGGATGACCAGCGCGCGCCGGCTCTACTGTTACGTCTCGACCCAGCGTTGTTTAGCACACGCATTTATCGGGAAATCGCACAAGAGGCCTACAAGCATATCACGCGCTACGGCAGCGCCCCCCACACACACTTGTATGACTTGCTCGAGGAGCGTTTGCAGCGGGGCGACGAGGGTAAGCTAATGCGTCAAACCCTCGACCAAATGCGGGAACTGGCCGCTGAGATCCAACCCCGCTTCGTGCTGGACCAGCTTGACCACTTTATTGAACTTCGCACTATGTCTGTCGCGCTAGTAGCGGCCTCGGAGGCGTTGTCGCGGGGCGACACGCGCAAAGCCCGCGAAGCGCTCTACAATCGCGCAATGGAGCAGAACAATACAGCAGGCACCTGGCTGGCCAAGCCGGAACAGTCGCTCCGCTTTATGGACAAGCGGGACGAAGATTGGTTCCCGTCCGGCGTAGACGTGCTGGACAACGCTGGCGTAGTGCCGGCGCGCGGCGCTGTCTACATGATGATTGCACCCGCTAAGCGCGGCAAAAGCTGGTTCCTTATTGAAACCGGCAAGCAAGCCATGCAGCACAACCACCGCGTTCTGCACGTTACATTGGAAATGCCGGAGGAGCAGGTTGCCCAGCGCTATGTGCAATCCGTATTTGCGCTGACTGCAACTGAATCCAAATTGGTGCAAACAATCAACTTTGACAACAGCAGCCACGACGGCACTAAGCTACTGTTGTCGGAACCACGCATGACGGAATCCATCACGGACATTGGACGCGCCCGGCTTACCCCGCAAGTGCGGGCACTTAGCCAGCGTGGTGCTCTGCTGATTAAGCAATTCCCTAGCGGTTCCCTGACTGTCGCGCAACTTGACGCATACTTGGACTCTCTAGCGCGAACGGACAAGTTCGTGCCGGATGTAGTTCTGCTTGACTATCCAGCTTTGATGGCCGTCGACAGCAGCAACTACCGCATCGACATTGGCCGAGTGGCCGTGGGACTGCGTGGCCAAGCCATACGTCGGAACCACGCTCTCGTCACTGTAGCGCAGGGCAATCGCAGCGCGTCCTCCGCCTTACGGGTTGACCGCTCGCATGTGGCCGAGGACTTTTCACAAATCATGACAGCCGACACCGTGCTGACCTATAGCCAAACAGAGGCCGAAAAGAAGCTGGGTCTGGCGCGCCTGTTCGTGGACGCGGCGCGTTCCGTGCGCGATGGATTTACTGTGATGATTTCACAGAACTACGAGACAGGTCAGTTCGCAATCGACAGCACCCGCATGGACGGACACATCGAAGCCGCTGTCAAGAAACTAAGCGAACCCAAATGACATGCCTATCGACCCCGAGGCCATACAGCGATACCTGGCTTACGTTCCCACTAAGCGGCCAGACTTCAAAGGCGAGAATTACCACGCGCTGCGTCGTCATATTGCGCAAGACACTGGTGTTGAGCTAAACACGCGCACGCCATTGCGCCAGCACCAGCTCGAGGGGTTAGCGTTCGCGCTGCACATGATGCGCTGTCTGTTATTCTACGACACGCGTCTCGGCAAAACCAAAATGGCGCTGGATTGGGCGACACACTTACGACACGCGGGTCTGTGGTCGGACGCGGGGCTAGTAATTGCGCACGCACCTGTCGCGCTGGACGTTTGGGAGTTCGAGGCTAGTAAGCACAGCGCACTCAACGTCCGGGCCGTGCGCAACCTGGCGCAGCTCGAGCAAGCGATTAGCGAGAACGTAGACTTAATTGTTGTGACGTGGTCCGTGCTACAGGCCATGTTTACAATCAAAAAGAAGTCGCGCAAAGGTCAGCCTAAACTTTACCCGGATCGCGCTAAGCTACGCCAGGTGGCCGGCTGCTGGTCGCTCTGCATCATTGACGAAATCCACCGCTGCAAGAACGAACAGGGGCTTTGGTTTGCAATGGCCGCTGAGCTGGTGCGGAAATGCACATTCCGCATTGGTTTGACCGGCACACCGTTCGGCCGGTTCCCGCTGGACGTATGGGCGCAGGCTTACTTGATTGACGACGGTGATTGCCTTGGCACCAGTCCGCAGTTCTTCCGCACGGCCTTCAGCAAGAAAGTAAAGAACTGGTTTAGCCCGACAAAAGAATCCCTGGCGTTCGACGAGTCACTAAAACCCATCCTTCAGACGCGCATCGAATCCATATCGATGGCCTACGCGCGGGCCGAAGTGACGCAAGTATCCGTGCTGGACAATCGCGTGGAACTGCGCATGTCACCGGAGCAAAGGAACGCCTACAATGACGTGATCAGCGGTGTGATTACACGCCCCGACGACTTGGACCCCGTGGAAGTCGGGTCTACATTCTCGCGCTTACGCATGATCAGCAGCGGGTATTTGCCTTACACGGACGACGAGCTAAGCGAGCATGTGTTGCATTTCCCGCATCCGAGTAAGCTGGATTGGCTGCGTGATCTACTGATGGAGCTGGGTGACGTGCCTACTGTGATTTTCCACGAATACACGCACACCGGCCTGTTGATCTGCAAACTGCTGACAGAGCTAAAAATCAAGCATAGCTGGCTTTATGGTCAAGCGCGCGATAAGGGCGCTGCCAGGCGTGCGTTTGTAGACGGGAACGCGCAAGTGCTAGTGGCCAACACCGCTACGGGTGGGACAGCCATCGACCTCAACCGGGCCGACTACTTGCTGTTTTTTGAATCCCCGACCAGTCCCATTGTCCGCCAGCAAGCCGAGGCGCGGCCGCTGGGTGAGCGGGGCCAGCGCGTCCTGATTATGGATGACCTAGTGTCGTCGCCAGTGGATAAGCGTGTCCTGGATTTCATATCAGAAGGCAAGGACATCTTGCGCACCTTGATCCACGGGAAGGCCACTTGGAAATCTTTGCGGGCTTGAATTTTATGGCTTGCTCTTTCGCAAGCTGGCCCCTATATATGGGGTTGTGGCCGGGTGGTCCGGTCGGACAGCAGGAGACGGGACATGGTTCTTCGGAACGCCTTAGACCTCTCGAAAAACCTGACCCGTTTCGAGCAGATTCTCGTGGAGTTGGACGCCGTGCAAGCGGCGGACACAGAATACAAGACCGCGTTTAGCACGGGCAGCAAGGCCCGGTTGCATCGCGGTGAGACGTGGCGCGGGCGCTTGATCGCGCTGGTCGCATACCAGCAGTCCAAGCAGATTTTTGAGGACAAATCACTAAATGAGTGACCTAGCTGAGACGCTGCTCCGAGTCGTGCGCTACGGCGACAACGCCAGCGCGCGACTCACCGTGCGGCAGCTCTACATCGTGGTTGCTTGCGCCGAGCAGGGGCCGCAAGCACCCGTCCATCTAGCCGCTGTGATGGACATCAACCCAAGCGTGATCAGCCGGGCGGTCGACAAGCTGGTTGCTACCGGCTGGCTGCGTCGCGTCATGGGACACCCCTCTGACGGGTCCGCTCACGGCACGCTGGTTGAGCTGACCACGGCCGGGTTCGCCTACCTCGCTGGCATGGGGCTGTTACCCGGCAGCTAAAAACGGCTTTTCAAGCACCGCCAGGCCGTTTTAGAGGTGGAGCTGGGGGTATAGTAGCGGCCAGCGGCCAAACTGGCCTGGCGGCCTCCGTGGGAGCGCGAAAAAATCCGCCGACGATTATGGTTGGCAAGACTATTCAAGCCAGTCCGGCGGAATGTCTGGTAGCTCCACCGTTTTCCCGCGCAGATCGTGATGGCAATCGCCGCAAAACTCGATCTTTCCAGCGCGAATAAAGTAGTGACACCGGAGCTTTGGAAAATTTGCGGCAACATTCACAGACGGCGCGAATGTCGGAGCCTGAGCATTGCCGTCAAACGTCCACTGTGCTCCGTTCTTGAACGGCTGCTTGACAGCGATTTGATGCGTGTTCTCGCATCCAGGGCACCAGTGTTCATGCAGAGAACGAAGCGGCCCGTAATGCCGAAGAACGAGCTTAGAACTCAGAACTTCGGTTGCCATCATGGATTCCCCGAGATATGCCCCGGCGGCGCCGGATCGCTCCCCAGCGCCGCGCTGCCGTTCATCATAGCCTGACTCGATCCAGAGTAACCGATTTTGCGCAGCGGCCGGTCATGGAATCGCTCGTCCTCCGGCGTCCAGTAAACCTTTCCGCACTGCCACCACACATCGTCGCCCACAGACGGGATTTCCCCGTCTAAATCCACATAGACCCCGCACTCGTCTCCGATGCCAGCACGGTTTCCGAAACCGTCATACAAGCGCTCGGCGCACCAGAGGCAAGTTCGTTCACCGCGAACAGACACGAAGATTACAACGCCGCCAATCATCACGGATTCCCCGAGATATGCCCCGGCGGCGCCGGATCGCTCACGAACACCGCGCCGGCCGCCGGCGAGGTCGCCAGCCCGGTCATCGTGCCGCCGCCGCTTACGCCGATGCTGGCTCCGTTGCCGGTCCAGGCCAGCGTGTTCGTGCTATCGAACGCGACATTTTCGTTCGCTGCGACCATGACCGACGAGTTGAAACGCCCGACGTATAGGTGCGCCCCTGACCACGCCATGCTGTTGGTTGTGGGCACGATGCCTTCCTCGCCAAAGCCGATGACGTTCTCACCCGGCGTGGATGCGGTGACATCGTAGACGCCTCCGGTCACTGTCACCACGCCGCCGTTCGCGGCGTCGATCCAGCGACCGCCGCCATTGTTGGCATTGTAGCCACCTGTCACTGTGGTGGTCAGGGTCCGGGTCTTGATCTGGTTTCCGTACGTGTTGCCGTAGAAATTGGAGTTGTTGACGATCAAAGCGGCGCCGGTGGCGTAGATGTCGTGGCTCAGGCCATCGAGGCTCTGGCCGTTGTTCACGAAATCGCAGGATTCGACGTCCAACGTCACGTTCTGGCCGGGGCCGCCGAACACCGCCGGCGAGTAGGGCGGCGAGAACACCCCGTCGTCGCTGTGCTCAATCAGCAGATGGTCTAGCACCAGCGTGCCGGGTGCGGCGAAGTTCTCCGCGTAGACGCCGGCCTCGCCGCTACCACCGCCGCCGCTCGCCGGGCCGCCGCAGTTTTTCAGCACGAGGCCGTAGACGTGGCCTGGCGACTGGGCGTGGATGCAACCCTTGCCCCACGCCAGCCGGTGTCCGGCGGCGATGCCGCCCTGCCCGTCAATGCTCTCCTTGCCGTCCGCTTGGCCGAGGATGGTCCAGCCGTCGAGTCCGACGGGAATATCGAACGGCACGAGGTCGGCGGTGCCGGCCAGCACCGTCATGGTAAATCCCTTGGCCATGCAGGGGATCGCCGACGCCATCTCGGTGAATGTCTGGCCGGGACCAACCGTCACGGTCGCAAGCGGCGTCGCCGGGCAGGTAGCAGGCGGCGGTGTGACAACGGCAGACTGCGGAAGCGCCTTGATGGCCGCCAGCACGGCGGCGAACTGCGCGTCCATGTCGGTCTTGAGCGCGGTGATGGCGGCGGCGTTGCTGGCGGCCGTGGCCGCAGGGACGACTACAGCAGCGGTGGCGGGCTTGGTGACCGCGACCGTGGAGGTGATCATGGTTGCGGGCGCAGCGGCGTGCGCCAGCAGCGGTGTAAGGGCTACGCCAGCAAGTAGAATGATGCGAAGCATCAGATCACTCCAAAGAACCACAGCAGAAGAAAAACAAGCAGGACGGCGCCGAGACCGACACCACCCCGCCCGTAGTGCGTGAAGCCTGGACCACCCCATTGACCCCACCCGACTCCGGCGCCGCCGAATATCAGCAGCAGCACAAGAATCAAAATGATTACACTGATGGGGCTCATTGGTTTATTCCCTACCCGATTGCAGCGCGCAAGGCTTGGCCGACAGACGCAAGCTGAGTCCAGTTGATCGACATGGGATCGAGGCCGTTACCGCGAATTGCGTCATGATTCAGCGGCACAACACCACCGACCATGTATTTTTCGACGAACGCTTTCGTGGCCAGCAGTTCCTTGCCCCACGAGACAAAACGAACCAGACCGGTGTCGTTATTGTAGAATAGCCCCTTGGTCTCGTGGCCGCCCCACACACCGCCATCGTCGGCCACCACGTCCCAAACCTCTTGTGATTGGCAGGAGACCGGCAAGCTCCAACTGATACCGCAGTCACCAGCCCACGCCAGGGCGTCGACAAGATCGTCCCACGCGCCGGCACGGATGCCGGCAGCGCCAGCCAGCTTGTTGTGAGTGCCGTTGCCGAGATCGACGCCGGTATTCAACCAGTAGTCGATCGCAATACCTGGCTCGGTGCCCTGATCCGTGGTTGGCTCATTCGGGTTGAAACCCGTAATCGCGGAATACAGTGACAGAGTCTGCACCGTATTGGCGACGTATGGTACGGCCTGGCTCCAACGCGTCATGGCCGTGATGCTGTGCATCATGAACGCTGGATAACAGTCACCATACGTGTCGTTGCCCAGCATACCCCAGCCGGTCTCGCGCACACCGTAGCCGCCGACTTGTGCTGGTGTGGGCAAGTTCGGCAGCACCTCGGACAGCAACGGCAACTTGGGCAAGCCGGGCCGGTTGTCTTTCCGACCTAGCTTAAACTGTGAATGGTCCGGCATCAGCGCGCTGCCAGCAAAACCGCACGCGCTTGGGCAGCGGTCATGGTGTTTGCTGCGGCGGACGGGGTGGCCAGCAGGCCGACGCCGACTTCAATAATCGGCAGTAGCACGCTGACGGCAGTGATGATCTTCTGCAACGTCGCCGGCAGCGTGAACCCTGCCAAGGCGGTTTCCAGCGCGCTGAAGTCCGAAGCGATTTGCGTCACGATCGGTGCGCCTGTCGCCTGACTGGTGGCGACCGCGAACGCCGCTGCGGCAGCAACGATCTGCTCCACTTCCGTTGCAACGGCACCGACTGCGGCGGCGTTCACGCCAAGGGCGGCTTGCAGTGCCGGGAGCTGGGCGTCAAGCGACTGCGCAACCAGATCGACGTCCGCTGTGATTTGCGCGGCGATTTGCGCAACGGTGGTTGTGCCACACGCGGACAGCACGGCCAGCATCGGAAGTGCGAGGAAAGTAGTGCGCAGGAGGTTACGACGATTCATTTTTGATCTCCGTAGGGAGGTTGCTGCATGTCCGATGCGGCGACGGTCTGCACGTATTTATCAACGCGCCGGAGAAATGCGCAACCGGCTACAACTCCGGCCAGCAGCACGACCAGCGCGATGCGAATCATGGTGTTGTAGTTGTGGTCTCCGTAGTGGTATGCGCTGTCTGTGGTGCAGGTGCTGGCAACGCGTGAGTGCTCTTGTCCAGCAGCGTGCCGAGTTCACCAGTGACCATGCGGTCGATGTGATCCGGTGTGATGTTGAGTCGCTTCAATGCGTCGGGCGCGGCGGAGATCAGATACTGCGCACCCTCGGCCACCGCTTGGTCATGTGTGACGAAGCCGAGGTTGGTGATGCGTCCGGCTAGTGCTGAGTTTGCGATGCCGCCAGCGCGACCGAGCGCGCGATCCACGGTTGTTTGATCCACGAACTTTTGCAAGACCGGCCAATGCGCGAACGCGAACGCGACCAGTGTGCTTGCTGCCGCAGTCAGCGCCGCATACATGAGCGGTTGTAGGACAGTCACAAGCGGCGTCAGGTCAACGTGCTGCATAGTGTGTTCCTAGTTAGACGCGAATTGAGAACTTGCTGCCACCACATACATCAAGCGACGTATCCAACCCTTGCCGTCCGTGGGCCATTGCTTGTCAGAGCGGTATTGTTCGTCACGTAGCCGGGCAAACTCCGCATGTAGCGTAGGAATGTTGGTGCTGGCCGCACTAAGCGTCTCAGGGCCAATAACGCCGTCATCCGCAACACCTACGGCACGCTGGAACGCTGGAATAGACCAGCCGCGACCATGATTTACAGCGGCATCAAACAGCAAACCGGCGAGCATGGGGTGGAGCTGATCCCCGCTAATCGGGTTGTAGAAGTCCCGCAAGTAAATTGTTTGTGCGTCCGTCAGCGTTAGATTTTGAATGTCGAGGATTGGGTATGATGCAGCGGAAATCCCAAACTTGGTGCCCACCAGTTTACCAACACCGACAGCACCACCTGTCCAGTTACCTGAGTCGCCGGAACTGCGGTCAAACGGACCCTCTACTCCGACCGTCAGCGCAAAACACTGGTCGAATACAGAAGACACTACTTGCTCACGGGAACGGGAATTATCGTCAGCGGGCCAGGTGGTTCCACTACGACACGCGCGGACGACACGGTCTTAGGGTCTTCTATTACAACCGGCACGTCCTTGGTCTCGATCGGTGAGGGCTGCAAGAACCACGGCGTAAGCGGACAGCTCCAGGTTGCGCGCAGCACGTAACCCCATGTCCCGATCCCAATGTTCTCCGGAATGTCTAGCGAGTTGATATAGTGGTCGAGTCCGGGAGGAACAAGCGCCTTAGGTGGCGACTGTAGGGGAACGATGATTAGTTCACGCTTGCCGTTGCGAACCTCATACCGGCGCAATCCCTGGTCAACACGGCGATCGCAAGTGTAGTGCTGTTCTTTCTTGACATAGATTTCCAAGCGGCCACCGCGAAACGTGACTGCGTCCGCGTCGCGGATATCAATGAGTTTGACTGGCGGGGTGCGCGTTGAATCAAACAGAAGCGTGGAGCAGAGCGCTCCCACTACTGCCGAGACCAGAATCAAGCGCCACCTGAGATGCGCGATCAAACCGGCTTCTTGCAAGGTCACGGCGTGATCCCTCCGTGACCTGTCAGCACGGACCAGACCCATTGTGCTTTAGTTATGATGATGGTCAACACGGCGCTAGTTATTCCAGCAGCAGCGGCTACCCATATAGCTTGCTTGCGCCCCCGCCAATCCTTTGCGCGATTTTCTTCATCGCTGGCTTTCTTGGCCCTCACCTCACGCACCCAGCGGAGGTCGGCCCGCAGTTGCCCGATGGATTCGCTTTCAAAGATGTCAACAAGACCCGCTTCCAGTTCCATGCGCCCAAAATCGGAAACGCGTTGCGCGCGTGCAGCTCTTGTCACAAGATGTCGAAGTGCTGGCCCTGTATCCTCCTCCTCCGGCACGTCTGGAATATCTTCCATTATAGCGCAGTTATCCAACACGGCTGCATCTCCGGCGAAATCACAAGAGGCCCCTATGCTGGTTGCTCCCAGCATAACACACGTAACACACACCCTAGCGTAAATTGTGCGTTAATAACAGGGCCTTGTGCGTAACAAAGCCTTGTGCGTCGCTACGAGTAGTAGCTGATATCCAAAATTGCTCCTGCAGCCTGTTGGATGAACTGCACAATACTCAGCGGACCTGAGTATTGAAGCTGGCTGCCGGACGCAACAGGAACACCCACGGTTGCAGTCGGTGCCGTGCCGTCGTCTCGGTAACGCACACCAGCGCCGCCCACGCTGATAAAAGCAACTGTCGCACCCGTGGGCGGCGTCAAATACGTCGCAGCGCTCAGCGACGTAATCTGCTGGTAGCCTTGCGGAGTGTAGGAATAAGGCGAAATCTCAACGGGTATAGCACCTGATCCCGCGTTCTGTTGGTTGGGGTAGCTCATGGTTAAGCGCTCCAATCGTAGTCGATTGCGGACAAACTCGAATAAGGTGTGTAGGGTATCAACCCCAGCGCGATCTCGATCTGTGTAATACCCGTCTGTGTGATCAGAGCAGGGGTCACTGTGATCGCCGTGCCTGTAGTAGCGGACACTCCGTAAGCACCAACGCGCGTTGTGGTGACGACGCCCGCACCGAGACTACGCGCACCTATTGCTGTAGATGCCGGGTTGCCAGCACCGACGCGCAGGCCGGTGAGATAGCTGATGAGTATTCCGACGTCGATGCCGCTGCTTCCAGGCAGCGCAGCGCCTGGATTCCCAGCACCTATACGCAGCTTCTGTAGAACGCCCGCTCCAACGCCGCTGCTTCCAGGAGTCGCTGCGCCTGGATTCCCAGCACCTATACGCAGCTTTAATCCGACTGCTGCGCCGATGCCGCTGCTTCCAGGCAGCGCAGCGCCTGGATTCCCAGCACCTATACGCAGCTTCTGTAGAACGCCCGCTCCAACGCCGCTGCTTCCAGGAGTCGCTGCACCTGGATTCCCAGCACCTATACGCAGCTTCTGTAGAACGCCCGCTCCAACGCCGCTGCTTCCAGGAGTCGCTGCGCCTGGATTCCCCGCGCCGATGCTTAGATTGGCCACGAGGTCACACTAGCTAGTTCTGTATGAACACGAGTGATCCGTTGGGCACTGTCAGCGTCGACGCAGCAGACAGAGTCCACGCGAATGACGACGTGATCGTGACGGTCAGCCCGCTACCCGTCGTCCCGCCGCCTGACGTAGCAGCGGGCGAAGATGGCACACCACCGATCACGTACTGATTGCTGTTCGCCAACGCGACTCCGGTCACAGCACCGCCAGAGACCGTAGAAATAGTCACCTGCGCCGCGCTGAAACCGGTCTGCACCGTCCCACCAGAAACTGTCACGGTCCTTCCGACGTCCCCTGACACGTATCCGGTTCCGCCCGAGGCGACCGCGACTGCCGTGACCTGCGCGTCGAGACCTGTCGTGAAATACAGGTTGCCGGCGGTCACAGCGTCCCACAGCGCGCAGTAGTTCACAGCCGGCCACGCACCACCCGACGTCGACGTGAACACGATGTCTGCCGTCGAGTTGAACATGCTGTTCGCGACGTTCCCCATCGGGGCGGATTGGCGCGCGTAACCGGGGGCTGTGCCGGAGGTCAGCTCGTTGTTTCCGGTCAAGCCCGGTGCGCCCGTGTGGAGCGACAAGAAAAGCGTTTTGCCGGCGACAAACGTGAGAATCGCGTTTGCGCCAGCGGTTCCGGTTGCCATGGCTTAGCCTCCTCTGTGGTAGTAGCACGCACCAGCTAAAAACGGCTTTTCAAGCACCGCCAGGCCGTTTTAGAGGTGGAGCTGGGGATGTAGTAGCGGCCAGTGGCTAAACCGGCCTGGCGGTGCGCGCTTACCACTCGATTATGACCAAGCCGCCCGCGCCGTTACCGCCGCTGAAGGGGGTTGTAAACCCTGCGTTCGTTCCCGCGCCGTTGCCGCCACAGCCATAGTTCGCGCCATTGTTGCCGGCCGTGCCGACGTTTCCGGCTCCGACGACGCCGGGGAACCCGAAGCCCGGCGGCCCACCAGGGCCGCCACTCCAGAAGCCCCCGTAAAACTGATAGATGAGGCCACCGTTCTGCCCCGCTACGTTCAGCACACCGCCCGACGCGGACCCGCCGTTGGCCGTAAAGACTGCGCCGTTTCCGAGACCGCCGAGTCCTTGCCCGGCGCTGAACGCACCAAACACGGAGGTCCCGCCGTTACCGCCGTTACCGCCCCCTGACCCCCCGGAGCCCCCACCCCCGACGACACCAGAGTAAGTCGCGCCAGCGGTTACACTGGCCCAGCCCTCGACGTAGCCCCCACCACCACCACCACCGCCGGGACCACTCGAACCAGACGCACCACCACCACCACCGCCACCAAACAAGCGAACTTTGAACTGCGATACGCCTGCGGGAACTGTTACCGAGAAACTGCCGGGAATGTTGTAGATCGCCATTCCGTGCGTGAACTGGAACGCGATCGCGCCTAGCGGTGTGCTATCAACTTGCGCCAGAAGCTGGGAGCCACTCCACCCGATCATCGTCTGGTTAGCCAACATCCCAGCGCCGGTGCCACTCTGTGTCAGGGCGGTTTGCGAGAGAAGCTGAATGTTTGAGCCGTCAAAGACGAACTCATAAATCAAACCACCGACGAGGGTATTCGGGTAAAGCGCGTTTCCCCCCCTGGCGACGACGCGCGTGGTGCCATTCAAATTCATAGTCGTCGCGCCGGTATTCGTAGAAACAATGCGAACCAAGAAAGGCTGTCCGATAGCCAAGTAGTTCATCGTTGGAATGTTTACGACGATATTGTTGGTTGAGCCGGTATCTGTTCCAAAATAGATTCCGCCAATCGGTGGAATCGTTTGAAGCTGGTATGTGGAGCCGTTGTAGATAACCTCGTAGACACCGCCGCTTTGAAGCTGGCCGCCGACCAGGGAATAAGCCGCTGGTGTGTTGAGGTTTACAGCACCAAACCCGTTGACGTTTAGCGTCACCGCGCCTGTATTCGTTGCAATGGCTTGGAAACGAATCGGCATACCCGTCAAAGCGGACAAGCTACCTGGCCCAATCGGCAGCGTAAGAACAATGGTATTCGCCGTGCCCGAAGCCACCACGTAGTTATCAGCCTGGATCTGTAGTTGCTGGCGCTGAATCATTGTGGCCGCTTGACCCATCGTCCACAACAGCTGGACATTATCACCAGCGGACCAAGTCAGCGCCGTTGTGCCCTCCTGCGCACGGACGATTGTGAAGGTGTCGCCGGACACCGCCGTCACCCACACAATCTCGAGAAGCAACCCCGTAGCAGCGTCAGTCAAGCAGACCACGAAATACTGACCAGTTGAGGGGTTGGGGAACAACGCGCCCCCACCACTGGCCAGCGCTAGTGACGTTGTCGAGCTTGATATGGAGCCCGCCAGCGTGGACGCTGCGAGGTTTTTGAAGATCAGCAAGCTCATGCTGCGGAACTCCTATGAGACGACGTAGGTGAATTGCGGGGGCAACGGCAGCACGCCGGACGCCACGGCCGCTGTAAACAAAGGCTTGATTGACGCGAACCCCGTGATAGCGATGTTCGCTTGCCGTCCAGAGAACGTCACGCTTACGGGGTATGTATTGTCAATCTGTGTGGGATAGCACACGATATCCGCAGCGCGATTGGATACCGCTGTCGTGCCAGTAGGCGGTAGAATTAGTGAGGTAGCTTCGTTCTGTGCTTCCAGCTGGGCACCACCAATCCGCATTGTGATGTCGACGGCTGTTGTGGTATCCCCAAACAAAAACAAGATTCCGCCATAACCGGAATCTACGTTTGGTGCAATGTCTTGCACGGACAGTCGTGCTGGTGTTGGGAATAAACTTAGATCCGGACCCAGCGGAGAAAACGTCGTGAAGCGTAGGTTTGGGTAGACACCGACCACGTTAGCGCGCGTGCCACCGACCAGCGCCCCATACACACTGAACGTCACGGACTCACCGGCCGCCACCGATAGCAGTGAGTTCTCCATTTGAAGAACAAGTTGCGTTGCTGTCGGTGTGCCGTACAGCCGAATGTCGACGTAACCTACGCCGTTGACTGTGATGGACTGTATGAGTTGCCAGGTCAGCGGTGGTGTAGTCGGCCAGGACCAATCTGTTGGAAGTGCCGCACCTGAGCCGCCCGTGCCGACGACCGCGTTGATGGCCATCGGGTTCGTAATGTAGTTCGTGCTGGCGACCTCGTCAAGAAACTGCCCGGACCCTTGCGACCAGTCAACGCGCGGCGTATTGATTGGAGCGATCCCCAACGTGCCGGCCATGTTGACGTAGGTGCCTTGTGTTGCGCGATTATCCACAAGGTTTGCCGGCAAAATCAACCCGCCGCGCGCATGCGTGCCGCCGACGTAACCAACACCGTCCACCCCAACAAGAAAACGCATTATTCGTCGCTTGAGCCAGCGTGTTGTGAATTGAAACCCGTCACCCTTGTAGAGCAGCCAAGTCAATACGCGCTTGTAGATATCGTCATTCACAGGGTAGACGGTTTGCGCGGGAAACGTCTTGTATTGTGCAAGCTCGAGCTGTGCTAGGAAGTAGGTAGCCAGCAGGCCAATCGCGGGAGCGCTACTACCCGGAATAACTGGACGGGGTAGCCCGTAGAGTCCGGTTGCTATCCAATCCAGTAAAGAGCCGCTGATCTGTGCTCCGGTGTAGACAGGCAGGTTGATTGTGTTGAACCAATCAACATAAGTTTGCACCATGCCGTTATAGGCCGCCGCAAACGCCTGTATGTCATCGTCATCTGAATACTCTTGGTAGACGTAACTTGAAATGGTATTCTGTAGTGACTGTGGCGCCGTTGGCGGGAATGCGACCATTAGCCTTGCACCACGTTGATACCGGACGGCGCTGCGTAGAAGTAGCTTTCGGGGTCACCCGCAATCAACCCTGTGCCGGACAAAGGTGCGGCCGCAACCCCGTTCAGAGAAACCGCCCAAGTCAAACGAGTCAGAAGCGCGGCGGGCAGGACGCTTACCACAGCGTTTTGAAACGCTTGTATCATTACAAAGATATTCATGGGCTGGCCGACCACAATGTTATTCACGTAAGCAACAATCGCAGGTATGGCCAGGGCCGCGATTGCGCTAGTGGACACGACGTTGACTGAGTCCGTATTCCACGTCACCGTCATGGTCACAAGCTGCTGCGGCGGCTGCACGAACGGAATCGCATACGTGTCGGGGTAGTCTTGCACGGTAACAACTTGATTGCGGAGGTTTGGTGTCACTACCCCGCCGCTTGTGTAAGCGCCGTAACCAGAACTATTGACTCCATTCAAACTAAACGTAGTTGGAGTCAGCACGGTGATTGTATAAGGGCCGCCATTGACGGCAGTCATCCCCACCACACCGGCAATGTT